TACCATAAACAGCCAAGGGCAGGCTCAAGGAGCATCACATGGACTTAGAAGCATTAGACCTTCCAGAAGAAGTAAAAACCAACCTCAACGAAATAATCCAGCAAAAGGCGCGAGAAATTGCCGATCCTTTGGTGGAAGAAACCGTGAAGGGATTGAAAGCAAAAAATAGCGAGCTGCTTGGGAAGTTAAAAACTCAAGAGGCGAGCTATCAAGAAATGCAGGCAAAGGTAGCCAAGCTCAGTGACGAGCGGGGCGACCAAAGTGACCTCAAGCAACTCAATAAAGCTCTGGAAGATAAAGTGCAGTCTCTAAGCTCACACATAGAGCAAATGAACGAAAGTGCAAGAAAACAGCAAATTAGCGCGGAAGCTGGTAAAATGGCTGCAAAGCTGACCAAGGACATTCAGAAAGCAAATTTACTTCAGCAGCAAATTTCAGCAAGGCTGACGCTGGTAGAAGATCAAATTCGCGTGACTGATGAACGAGGCCAACTAACAGTGTCCAATATGGACGAATTGGAAAGCTCGATTAGGTCGGCTTTTCCATTTTTGATTGATGGTAGCCAAGCGCAAGGCGGCGGGGCTATTCGCAGCGAGGGTAAGGCCCAAGCAACAAAGGAAGTATCTAGGGCTGACTTCGACGCGATGACTCAATTCCAACGGGCTGAGTTTTTGCAATCGGGCGGCAATATTTTCGACGATTGAATTAACGGAGGCCACTAATGGCTAACACTTTAAGCAATCTCGCGGCAGACATTTATAAAGCCGCAGACGTAGTAGGTCGGGAGCTTGTTGGCTTCATTCCCGCCTCAACCATCAACGCAAACGGCTCTGAGCGCGTTGCAAAAGGCGACACGGTTCGCGCTTCATTCACTCGTGCTGCTACCGCAGTCAATGTGTCTGAATCTATGACCATCCCAGAAGGCACGGATCAAACGGTTGACAGCAAAACCCTGTCAATCAGCAACTCTCGTGCTGTTCAGATTCCTTACACTGGCGAAGATGTGCGCCACCTTAACAACGGCATTGGATTTCAAACCGTTTATGGCGACCAAATCAAACAAGCCATGCGTACTCTGTGCAACGAAATTGAGCAAGACTTGTGGGAAGCTGCTTATCAGGGCGCATCACGCGCTATCGGTACTGCTGGCACCACTCCGTTTGCGTCTGATTTCGACCTGCTGGCAGACGTTCGCAAAATCCTTGCCGATAACGGTATGCCCCTCAATGACGGTCAGGTGTCAGTAGTAATGAACACCGCCGCAGGCGCTAACCTTCGCAAGCAATCAACTCTCCAGCAAGTTAATACTGCTGGCGGCGCTGATCTGCTGCGACAAGGCATCCTGCTTGACCTCATGGGCATGGGCGTTCGCGAATCTGCACAGGTTGGTCTGCACACTGCTGGAACTGGCTCGTCTTACTTGCTGAATGATGCTTCTTCGGCAGTTGGCGACACCACTATTGCAGCAGATGGCGGCACTGGCACGATTCTCGCAGGCGACATCGTGACGTTTGCCGGAACCACCGATAAGTATGTTGTTAATACTGAATTGGCGGCTGGCAGCTTTACAATCGGATCACCCGGTTTGCGAGCAGCAGAGGCAGACAATGACGCTATCACTGTAGGCGGCAGCTACACTCCAAACGTAGCTTTCCACCGCGCTGCGCTTGAGCTTGCTGTACGCGCTCCTGCTGCGCCAGAAGGCGGCGATGCTGCTGACGATGTGATGGTTGTTCAAGACCCTCACTCTGGTCTAGTCTTTGAAATTCGCGTTTACAAAGGCTATCGCAAGAGCATGATCGAGGTTGCTTCTGCTTGGGGCGTGAAGGCTTGGAAGCCTGACTACATCGCTCTGGTTCTGGGCTAAGATCAATCAGGGGGCTTCGGCCCCCTTTCCCCTTTTCTGGAGTTTTTATGGCACTGGTCGTAGAAGATGGCTCCATAGTGTCAAATGCCACAAGCTATGTCAGCCGTAGTGATTTCACTACATGGGCCGATGCTAGGGGCATAACCTATCCAGCCGATACAGATGAATTAGACCAAAAGATTCAGCGCGCGATGGATTTTATCGAGTCGCTGCAATTTCTGGGCGAAAAGCACACTGAAGATCAATCGCTACAATGGCCTCGGGATTACGTCTTTATTGACGGGTATTCGATTGAATCTGATGAAATTCCGAAAGAGGTCAAAATTGCCGTTTATGAAGCTACCAAGGTAGAGATAGACGGAGATAGCAAATTAAGCGCTAGTGAGCGAGAAACGCTGCGCGAAAAGGTCGGAGACATTGAGGTGCAATACAGCACTAGCTCTGGCATGAAAAGGTCAACGCCTGCAATTATGAAGGCATTGCGAAAATTGATTCATTCGCCGATGGAAGTTAGTCGCGTATGAGCTACAACTATACTCCTCTCAAGGAATCAGCAACGGCATTGCTGACCAAGTTTGGGCGGCAGTATACATTCACGCGCACAACTCAAGGCTCGTATAGCGCAGCGACAGGGCAAACCACTGATACAACCAGCACATTCACAAAATATGCCTGTATTTTCGATTTCAAAACCGCCGATGCTGGAGATTTCAGCGCGGCGGCAAAAGGATCGCGGTTTGCTGTCGAGGCTGGTGATCGCAGGATGTTGGCAGAAGGCTACGCTTACGAGGTTGGCGATACTGTAGTGGTAGATAGTGTGACCTATACGGTCATGGCTGTCAGTGACACTAAACCCGCAGGCACTAGCTTGGCGGTTAGCTTGCAGATCAGACGATGACGCAGACTACTGACGAAGCGGTAGAGCGCATTATTGAAATAGTGGAAAAGTCCATTCGGGGCACACTGCTGGCTTCCTCTAGCCGAATAATTGAGGCAACGCCTGTGGATACCGGACTGCTTAGATCAAACTGGCAGGCCACTATATCAAGGCCAGCAAGCGGAACTATACAGTCAGATGGAAAGGCGGCAGCGGGTCGCACTGCTAGCACTCAAGCGATGACAGAAACCGCCAAATTGCAGTTAGGCATGAATTTTTATCTGACGAACAACGTGCAATATGCCGCGTGGGTAGAAAATAATTCTCACATGGTAAAAATGGAAATGACGAGATTGGCTAGTAAGCCATTGGTTATCAAGATATGAGCACGTTTTTTAATGATATGCAGGCAGCGCTAGATACAAAGCTGGCGGCGTCTGTCAGTGATCCGGTGGCTTATCCCAACATACCGTATGAGCCAGTGACCGGAACCGTCTACATAAAGCCAACCTTTATTCCTACCGAGACTTCTCAGGCATCGCTTGGCGCTACTGGATTGGACGAAACAAATGGCATCTACCAAATTGAGGTAGTGGTGCCGAGAGGGTCAGGCAGACCGCAGGCGGTTGATTCAATAGCTGATGCTTTCAAACGCGGCACCGTTTTGACGTATAATGACGTTAAGCTAAGAATCAGGTCGGTCAGCATAGGTTTGGCTATTGCGACAGATACCGCGTGGTACTCGGTGCCTGTTTCGGTAAATTTTCAATTATTCACAGAGGCTAGAACATGACAATTGCGAACGGCGCACAGCACAGTCTCCACTTCATTGCAGAAGTGACTTATGGGACAACGCCTTCCACGCCTACTTGGACGCCATGCCCGCATACCGGAACTACGCTGGCGCTTACCAAGGATGGACTGGAGAGCGAAAAATTACGCGGAGACCGACAAATTGAGGATTTCCGACACGGCAATAAACAGATCGGCGGCGACATTAGCGTAGAGCTTGAGTATGGCGCGCTTGATGATTTGCTAGAAGCTGCATTTTGCGGAACTTGGACGACTGACGTACTCAAGACCGGAGTAACGCGGCGCTCCTTTACGTTTGAGCGCAAGTTTGCGGATTTGGCTACCCCAGAATGGCACAGATATACGGGCGTAGAGATTTCAGCCCTTTCTATGTCAGTAGCCCCTAATGCCATGGTCACTATGTCATTTACTGTAGTAGGCCAAGACATTAGCCTTGCGACTGCCGAAATTGCCAGCAGCACATATTCTGCTGACGTAGGCAATCTGCCATTTGATTCATTTACGGGGTCAATCACTGAGGGCGGCTCAACTATTGGGGTGGTTACTGCAATCGACATTAACTTGGAAAATGGCATCGAGCCTATGTTCCGAGTTGGCAGTCCTCTCACATTGCAGCCGAGTATCGGGAAAAGTAGACTCAGCGGGTCAATGACGACATACTTCGACAGCAAAACGCTGTATGAGAAATTCATCAATGAAACCGCAAGCAGTATACAACTCACTCTCACTGATCCTGATGGTAACGATTACGTTATTGATATTGGAAATGTGAAATACAATTCCGGTCAGCCTGACGTTGCAGGCGAAGGGCCGGTTACTATTGCCATGGACTTTGTTGGCCTTTATGATTCTGGAGACGCGAGTAACATCGTAATCACTAGATCAGCGGCGTAACCTATGGAAATAAGTCAGCTAGAAACGCGCGAGGCGCATGAGGCTGGCACAAAATGCAATCTGGTACAGGCCGATGGGTCTGTATCGGATGCTTTTGTGATTGTGCAAGGCCCAGATTCTGCGGCCTTTCGCCTAGCCAAGCGTAATCAACGAAAAATGATAATTGAGCTAAAAGCAAAAAATGAGGAGATGGAAGTGTTTGATTTCTTCCCCCTCGACGTTGAATTTGCGATTGATCTAATTACTGACTGGGGCAATATCACCAAGGATGGTGAGCCGCTCAAATTTAGTAAAAAAGCCTGCAAGGGCTTGCTAGAAAACTCTCCGGTAAACGTGGACAGGATTCTTGACCACTGCGGCGATAGGGTAAATTTTACGAAAGGCTGATTGACGAGTTTGTTACTTTTGGGAGGTGGCTTATGTACATTCACGCTTACCCAGAAGGCTCCAAGGTCAGCCGCTACGACTCTCTCAAGCAAGTAGAAAAAAGCACAGGCAAAACCCCGCCTGATTTGCTCAACGCACCGCCTTTGTCGCCAGAGCTAGAGCCGACTTGGGATGCGTATATTTCTTTGCCGAAACATACCTATCAAGAAATTCAAAGCTATATATCCCTCACAGGAGCAATCTTATTCCCTTGGGAGGTGCGCGCTATTGTAAAATTAGCTAAATACCGTGAGGTGAAACCAATATGGCCGTTGAAGTAGCAACATTACAATTCAAGGCAGATACGTCTGACCTCGGCAGAGCCGCAGCAGCCCTGAGAAAAGTGGGCGCAGCCGCAAATGACGCCGAGCATGAATTAGACGGGCTTGAAAAAGAAGCAAAAAGCGCAAACAAAGAAACAGAAAAAGCAGCCAAAGGCGGTTTCGGGAAAGCTGCTGTTGCCCTAGCAGCAATAGCGACAGCGGCGCTGACAGCTAGAGCGGCGTTGAAGAAAACCGTAGATGTTACTAGAGAATTTGAGGTCATCAACGCATCACTGGTAACTGTCACTGGGTCAGCAGAAAAAGCCCAGAGGCAATTTCAGGAAATTCAAAAATTTGCCGCTACTACTCCTTATGACCTAGCACAGGTCGCTAACGCTTTCACGCAGCTAGCTGTACGCGGGCTTGATCCCTCTATGGAGGCATTGACCGCCTATGGTGATGTTGCTTCTGGTCTAGGCAGAAATCTGGAAGATATGGTGCGAGCTATTGGGCAAGCATCTGTCGGTGAATTTGAAGCCCTTAAATCTTTTGGTATTCAAATAAGAAAAGATGGGCAAGAGCTTATTGTCCTTTATAAAGGCATGGAAACGCGCATTACAAACAGCGCGACCGCCATTGAGCAGCATATTCAGAAAATTGCAGCCGAAGACTTCATGGGCAACATGGAGCGCAGATCGGCTACGCTAGACGGAGCCATTTCTAACCTTGGCGATTCTTGGGACGCCCTTTTCCTAACTATTGGCACTGGCACAAAAGGGCCAATGAATGAGTTTATACGGTTAGCCACCCAAGGAGTTGAGGACTTATCAGCAGCAATCGCTCTCGCGCAAGGCACTGCTGACAGTGAAACTCGCTTGCTTGCTGTCAACAAAGAAATCACATTATTAAAACAAAGAAAAAAAGCTATTGAAGATAGCGGGGCTGCTGGCAGGCGCAGCGGTCAGGAAATTGCAGAGATTGAGGAAGAAATTAACAGTCTGCTGCTGCAACGTCAAAATATTGAAAACGAAATATACACGGAAACCTATTGGCGTAGAGAGCAAGAGGCAGCAGATGAAGCCGAACGCTTGAGAATACAGGCAGAGCAGGCGGCTGCGGCACAAGCTAAAAGGCGAGAACTAGAGCAAGACAGCGTTAATGAAATTTTGCGGCTTAATGAGACAGAAGATGAAGAAATACGCCGTATTCATAAAGAGCGCCTTGATTACATAAAAGCGCTGGAAACTTCTGGCGACTATGCTCCAGAGGAAATTCACGCGCTGAAGATCGCCGCGGAAGAAAAATTCAACGCTGAAATGAAGGCTTTGGCTGATGAAAGGGCCCAAGATCAAATTGAGGCTGTTGAAAAAGCCCTTGACGCAATGTTTGAGCTGGAGGAGCAGCAGCAAAATGTAATTCGAGAAAATTACGAAAAGCGATTGGAAGCGGCAGAGCAGATGGTCGATGCCATGCTGGAGGAAGAACAGCGGCTAGCAGACGAACAGACGCGAATCAAAGAGGAGCAGAAAGATATTCTGCTGAACTTCGAAGATTTGTTGTTAGAAGGCAAGAGCGAAAAGACCAAGGCGGCTGTCAGGCTCGCAGCAAACCTTGCTGATGCGGAGAAAAGGGAAAACGCAGCAAGCATCATATCTAACTCATACGATGCCGCTATGAAGGCGTACAGCGCTCTAGCTGGCATCCCGATTATTGGCCCCGCGTTGGGCGCGGCTGCTGCTGCGACTGTTTTGGCGGCTGGCGTCACCTATGCTGCACAATCCATGCAGGGCAGAGCCTTGGGCGGTCAGGTAAGGGCTGGCGAATCGTATGTTGTAGGTGAGCGCGGCCCAGAAGTGCTGACAATGGGCAATATGAGTGGGAACATAACCCCCAATACTGCATTGACGAAAGGCGGCAGTCAGACGACTAATAATAATAACGTCACGATCAATGTCGCTGCGCCTGACGGCAAGCTAGATAAAAGGTCAATACAGCAAATGCAGCAGGGCGTTTACAGGTCAATGTCACGCGCAAATGCAAGGAATAGATAAAAATGAGTTTTATTGATATTCAATTTCCAAGTGACATTTCATACGGATCAGCAGGCGGGCCGCAATACAACACTAGCGTCCAGACAATCCGCTCTGGCTTTGAATCACGCAATCAAAACTGGGTTATGGCAAGATATTATTATGATGTTGCTTATGGCGTCAGAACCCACGCACAGCTTGAGACTTTGGTGGCGTTTTTTCACGAAATGAGAGGCCAATTCCATACCTTTAGATATAAAGATTGGGCTGACTTTGAACATGATACGGCAGACGCTACCGCAGTAATTGCCACCAATACTGGTGGAGATTTGCAGCTAGCAAAAAAATACGGAACCACTAACCTGTATACTCGATTCATAACCAAGCCTATAAGCGGCACTATACAAGTGAATGGAAGCTCGTCTGGATTTACCTTGGACTACTCCACCGGAATCATAACGGGCGCTGGCATCTCCGCGGGAGATTCTTGGACTGGCGAATTTGATGTGCATTGCCGTTTTAACCAAGATGAAATTACGACTCAATTAGAGGCATTTGAATCAGGCTCTACCTCGGTTGCTCTGATTGAGGTGCGTTCGTGAGCGTAACTGACCAAACAACCCAATACTGCACTCTAATAAGCATTGTGCAAACAAATGGAACGTGGATTGGCCTAACCGATCTGGACGTTGATGTTGACGTAAACGGGTTAGTTTTTGTTAGCGCCTCTGGCTATGAGCCGACAGATTACGAGTCCAACGTATCAACTGGCGTGAACAATGCAGACATTTCTGGCCTGTTAGGCTCTGCTGGCTTTACCATCACAGAAGCTACCAGTGGAAATTTTGATAACGCAGAGGTCATCATAACCCTCTATGATTACGGCAACTCAACTGTTGTTAGAAGAATAGCCCGAGGATTTTGGGGCGAAGTTAAATCAGACAGGGGCAAATATACTGCTGAATTTAGAGCATTAAGCCAACAACTCAATAATGCAATTTGCAGAACGATTCAAGCAACGTGCGATGCAGAGTTTTGCGATACTAGATGCAGTTTAGATGCTGCAACGTATACCGTTACAGGAACGCTGACATCTGTTACCTCGCAGCAGGAGGTGGTTGATACCAGTAGAACCGAGGCAGATGACCATTTCCGATATGGCAAGCTCACTATAACGCGGGGCGAAAACGCGGGTATTAGCCGAGACGTCAAACATTCTCTAGCGACTGGCGAAATTACGTTTTACAGGCCGTTTCCATTTTTGCCGTTGGTTGACGATGAATATGAGCTAATTGAAGGCTGCGACAAAACTTTCACGGACTGTTTGAATCGCTCTAATCAAGAGAATTTTAGAGGATTCCCGAGTGTTCCATCCCCTGACGTTTCTTTCCAAGTGTTTAAGAAATGAAGCATGAAATCGTAGCAGAGGCTAGAACATGGCTCGGCACCCCATTTAGGCATCAAGCTAGATGCAAGGGCGTGGGCGTTGATTGCTTGGGGTTGGTTGCTGAATCCTATAAAGCAGCAGGCATAAAAGTAAAAGATCGCACAAATTATTCTCGCTACCCTA